AATAATTAGAATGTAATATATATAAAGAATACAAGAAAATAAGTCAAGCATTAAGATATCGAATATTCGATTTTTTCTGTTGACATTTATGTTTGGTAGTTTAGAGTGTTTCTGTGGTCAGGTTAAATAGTAGGAAGCAGGTGAATATATTGAATAGCCACAATCCTTTTACTATACTATGGCATGTAGATGAGTTTGAGTAAATTGATATTAGGCACGGCATATAGGGTGTTTACACTAATATAAGAACTTAAATGATACCACCTATATTTTATGGCTTCTACACGGTCAATGGATATTTAACTTTGACCACTTTAAAAATACTTTAAACTATGGCTAAAGCACTCTACACTTTACAAGAATTTAATCTACATGATGGTGATCATGAGTATACCCTTAATCTTATATTCAAAACTAAAGATCACCTTAGATGGACAGATAAAATTCTAATTGAAAAAATGTTTGGCGGTAAGGCAACGCAAGATGAGGATAAGTATGAGACTTGGTGGACAAGTGATGATCGCATGTGTTCATTGGGACATCATCATTTAATATCAGCTAACACAAAAAAACTTTTAAATCGTCTTGGGATTTATTAAAGTACACAAAAATCACCCCAAAAACTAAAGTCAAAATAAAAATATTTTGTCAACCCCCTAAAACCTAGTAAAATAGCACCTTATTTAAGGTGTAAAGTTAGTCCTAGTACTTGACAGACTATCCTATAATACATAGGTTTAGACCATATGTACAAAACGAGGAGGATATAATGCGTAATATATTTGGATGTCTATTCTATGGTGGGGTAATTATCCTAGTGGTCTATCCTATAATTTTTTCTTGACATGATTGCTTGAACATGATAATCAGATCCTGATAATTTTAATTAAGGAGAACTATTATGACCCAAGAACATCACGAAGAATTAAAAGATCATCGAGATACAAAAAATAAAGCTGAAGCATATGAACGTAGGAAAAATAAAGTTGAACCTACTGGGGCATCATCTTCATATAAAGATCCTAGTTTAAATGAACTAAAAGCTGATCATAAACATTTTCTTTATAAACATAAAGTTAGTTCAACCCTTGAAGATTTAGTAAAGAAAATAAATGGTTTACTAAAATCATGACCATAGAAAATAAAAAGCCTGAGCCTACCATCAACGACCCCTTAACAAATTATCTTGAAAATGTAAGTAAAGAACCCGACTGGCAATACTTTGGATTACGAAAGAAAGATGTTTCATCACAGATATCGGATGACCTTACATATTTTATTAAAGCTGACGGTGTTCCTTATGATATGATAGTTAGGCTTAAGAAACAAATTGATATGGCTAAGGCTATGATCAATGCAAACTTTAAGAAGACAACAAAAATTCTTGAGACCGAAAAGATACAAGAAGGTAAGACTAATATTTCTACATAAAGTTATGGTTGGACTATATCTATTAGGCTTCCCTAAGGGAACAAAAAAGCATAACATATTTTTACAAAATTGTCAATGAATACTTTAAATCACAACGTAAGTAATATCAACAAGGGAGGTTTTCTTATTGGAGCAGAGGAAAATCTTGCCAAAGCCATGCTGGAACGTGCTTTGATGGATAGTCTTGGTAGCATAGGCAGTGTAAATTTTTGTTCCAAAGATCAGTTAAGTGTTATGCAAAGTCAGGCGAGGGATTTCTTTAACACAAGCAAACCAAGATTTAGATTGATGTGTGATATAGCAGGAACAGATCCCGACTACATAGTAACGCTACACAAGAAGTTACTTCATCATTACGAACGCGGGCATTTAAAAAAACTTAGTCTTAAATTAGTGATAGTAAAACTTATTAATCATTTATAAATTATGTTTGAATTATTTATATTTTTATTTACTGACTTTGATGCAAGGGTTGGTGTAAAATATTTATTAAAGGAAAAATTTATAGACTATCAATCCTGTGAAGAATACGTTGATGAGCATGAAGTTAATTTTCATTATACTATTAATAAAAAAGATTATAGAATAGGCTTTACTTATTGTAAGCCAACAGAGAAAGGAAAAATAAATGAGCCAACCTAACGAACCACCACTGGCTTTCGAATCTTGGACTATTACTGTGGATCTAAATGATGGAACGAATATTAAAATTGGATCGGCAGATTTATTTACAGAACATGAAGGTCTCGCTAATGAAATACAAGAAATTGTTAATGAGCATGTTGAGGTACATCTAGATCATATGCGTGGAAAATATTCGGAGGGATAAATGAAAAAGGGTAAAGGAAGAGTAATAGGCTGGACAATAGAGTTAGCGTGGAGTAATGGTGTTGTTGAAAAGTATGGTGATGTTGATGATACTTGTGCGAGTGAAGTTGATACTTATTTAACAGAAGTATTAGAACCTAAAAGAAATGGTTTTAGAACAATGTATGTAAGAAAAGATGAATCCAAATAATTATTTAAATGCACAAAATACGGAGGCATTATGAAATCAAAAAAAATAAAAACTAAAACTTATATCGTAGAAATTAGTAATGTTGAAAAAGAAATAACGGCAAATGATATCAAAGAAAGTTTAAAGAGTGCCTTAAATTACGGCATCGGTGATCCTGAAAATATTTGGAAGTTTAAAGTTACAACCAAGAAAAAATAAAATCATTGACAGATTAAAAAATTTCTGATATACAAATATCTTGTGAAAAGATATAAAATTAGACTATTTGGTCATGGTGTTCATGGCACCGTCAAAGTTTCCCTCAAGTCAGAGCCAACAATAAAAATGGTTGATTATATTAATCATGTAGCTGGGGTGTGCGTTGAAAAAGGCTATATGAAATTGGAAAAGGATACGTTCTTTGCTGATAAACGTGTAATAATTACCTACGAAGAATTATTTAATGAAGTTAAAAAAGAAAAAGAATTAATTTTGGGAAGTTGGGTTTGAATTACCAACAGCAACTGGCAGTTGTCGAAGGACTTTTTATTCCTCCCGATACGGAAATGCGAAGTGATTGTCCTTTCTGTCACAACAAGAATACTTTTATTGTAAGTACAACTGATAATAAATTAAGCTGGTATTGTTTCCATGTTTCTTGCAGTGCTAAGGGGGATAAACAAAAAGAAAAAGATATGCAGTATGTAGCCAAGACATTCAGACAAACCCAAGATGATACCCCTAGACAATTTAATGTTCCCGATAGTTTTAAATCTGTGCATTCAAATGAAAAAGCAAAACAATATCTACATAAGAATAATTGTTGGGAAGCCGTTGCCTGGGGTCGTGCTGATATTAAGTATGATGTTAAACAGAATAGAATTGTCTTTATGATTAAAGATCCTAAGGATAATAAATATGCAGGGGCTGTAGGTCGGGGACTTAATGCTCAAGTATATCCAAAGTGGTATATGTATACGGATAAAAGTATTCCTTTTAAATGTGGCAAATGTGATGATGCAGTTATCGTTGAGGATTGTGCATCCGCCTGTGCGGTATCTAATATTCTTACAGGGATTGCTATCTTGGGAACATCCTTAGTTAATAACCATAATAAATATATTAAACCATACAAAAAACTATACGTTGCTCTTGATCCTGATGCTACCTCTAAGTCATTTAAGATTGCAAATGAATTAAAATTTCAAGGCTTTACAGATGTTTATGTTAAACATTTAAAGGATGATCTAAAGTATTTTAATACTGAACAAATCAAGGAGATATTCTATGGTTGACAAAACGCTTCATGAACTTGCTAAAGAAAATCCTGATAAAACTTATCGTGAATTAACAGAGATGCAGGAAAACTCACGACCTAAACAGGAAGTCACAGTTATTAAAAAGGATCATGTTGATTCATCACCAGAAATGAGAGATGCTAAAAGAGAAATAACTAAATTAAAAAAAGAAATTTGTGAGTTAAGACAGGATAACAGAAGGTTAGCCCATGAGGTTGAAGATAAAGTTAATCGAATAAGAAAGTTAGGATTCTAATATGAAATGTTTTTTACTTATGAGCTATGATGTTGAGGTTGAATCATGGATGATTCCTGAGTATGCACCTAGTATGTGTTACACAATAAAAAATTGTAATTCCAAAAAAGTAGCATTGAATTATTTACAAAAAAATATACTAGATGAAGAAGGCGGAAAGCCCCACAATCATAAAACTTTACTTGAATATGAAAAAAAATATTATATCTTTTGTTTTCTTGAAAAAGATAAAAAGGAAATCATAAAATACTATAACATAGATAAGGAAAATATAACATGATAGAAAAACAAATGATTAAACTATTGTTGCGTAAGAAATTTTACACGCAATATAAAGGACAAATATCTAAGTCCGTATTTGAAGGAAACTTTGGTGCTTTATATGAAACCATACAGAAGGCTCACGATAAGTATGACAAAGACATTACTATCAGCGAACTCTATGCCCTTCATACTTCCGTATATAATCCATCGCTTACCCGTGCATCCAAAGAACAATTCACAAAATTACTAGAAGACATAAAGGAAACTGAGGAGCCAAGTGAGGGGATTGCTAAGGATATTGTAAGAATCATGGCTGATCGTGAACTAGCCCAACGTGTAGCTGTTGAAGCAACAGAAATATTTAATGGCAAGGAAGCAAACTTTAATATGATCTTAGATATTATTGGTAAACATAAAGCTGGGTTGCCTGACAATAAAATTGATTCTGTCACAACTAACATAGGGGATTTATTAAATGAATTAAATAAAACAACTCAATGGAAATTTAACATTCCTATACTTCAAGAGAATGTATCGGGACTAGGTGCGGGTAACATGGCAATTATTTTTGCACGACCTGAGGCGGGGAAGACAGCCTTTTGGGTTAGCCTTGTGGGTGGTCGTAATGGATTTGCTGAACAAGGTGCTACAGTACATGCATTTATTAATGAAGAGCCTGCAGTAAGAACTCAAATGAGAATTATAAATTGTTGTACTGAAATGACTAACGTACAGATTGCGGAGAATTTAGAAGAGGCCCATAGTAAATGGGAAAAAATAAAAAATAATATTACACTTATTGATACAATTGATTGGGCACTAGATGATATTGATTCTCATTGTGAAAAATATAAGCCTGACATTATTGTCATTGATCAGCTTGATAAGATAGGGGTAAAAGGAACATTTTCTAGAGGCGATGAAAAGCTGAGGGCAATCTATTCGGGAGCAAGGGAAATATCTAAACGAAGACAGTGCTGTGTTATTGCCATATCCCAAGCATCAGCTGATGCCCACAATAGATCATCTATATCCTTTGATATGATGGAGAATTCAAAGACAGGTAAGGCGGCTGAAGCAGATCTAATAATTGGAATTGGGAGGAATATAGCTGTTGATCCCACCGATAGAACAAGACACTTATGTATTAGTAAAAATAAAATAACAGGATATCATGGAGAACCTGATTGTGTATTTGATAAACATATCAGTAGGTATAGGGCATGAGGAGTTTAATTGAAAGTTTTATTGATGTAGGATCAGGATTTGTTCTAGCAATTTTAATACAAATTTTTTGCTTTCCTTATTTTGGTTTATATCCATCAATTCTAGATAGTATTGGGATTGCTTTAATATTTACAGGAGTATCAATTACCCGTTCATGGGGTTGGAGAGTAATCTTTAAGAGGTATAGATGATAACAGTAGTAGATGTAGAAACTTCTTTTCAGAAAACTAAACATGGAGGTACTGATCCTCTCCCGTTTAATCCAAATAATATTTTAGTTAGTGTAGGTATTAATGATGAATATTATTTTACTAATCATGAGGATAGGATTGATAAGGGATGCTATTATAAAATACAGGCTATCCTAGATAAAACAACTTTACTCATAGGGCATAATATTAAGTTTGATCTATCATGGTTATTGGAAGCTGGGTTTAAGTATAGTGGAAACGTCTATGATACTATGTTGTGTGACTATGTTTTAAGTAGAGGTCTTCGTAGAAGTTTAACATTGGATATGTGCTGTCGGAGAAGAAACGTTGGTGAAAAAGCGAAGGAAGAAATTGATGAACTTTTAGACAGGGGAGTTTCTTTCGAAAAAATTAATCCCGATATTGTAGAAAGATATGGAAGAGTTGATGTTGAAATAACAAGAAGATTATTTGATTCTCAAATGGAAGACCTGAGAGATAACAAGAATAAGGGACTTCTAAGAACCATAAAGATGATGAATGAATTTCTATTAGTTCTTACTGACATGGAACGGAATGGAATTAACATTGATAGAGTAGCCTTAGCTGATGTTGAGAAACAATATACAGCTGAGTTTGAACATTTAAAACAAACAATTGAGAAGACCATTTATAATAAGATGGGGGATACTAAGGTAAATCCAGCAAGCACAGAACAACTTTCCTGGATGATTTATTCTAAGAAACCTAAAGATAAAAATGAATGGGCTAAAATATTTAATATTGGTATTAATAAGGCAACGGGCAAGAACAAACGGAGACCTAGATATTCCCGAACAAGATTTAGGGAATTAATAAAACAAAATACAGATCCAATATATCAGACAGCCGCCAGTCACTGCGGGACCTGTAAAGGTAAGGGTATAATTTATAAAATAAAAAAGGATGGAACCCCTTATAAAAAATATATTAAATGTATTGATTGTGATGGTGATGGTTATATATATTCTAAATTAGCAAAAATTGCAGGGTTTAATCAAAGACCACGCAGTGTCTATGATGTAGCAGATGCTGGATTTAGAACAGATAGAATTACATTAAACAAAATTGTTGGGGAAGCTGAAGGAGAATTAAAAGAATTCATTGATGCCATTATCCGTTATGGTGCTGTGGAAACTTATTTAAATACGTTTGTTGCGGGAATTAAAACATTTACTAATGATAATAATTTATTACATCCTAAATTTATGCAGGCAATTACGGCTACAGGCAGATTGTCTAGCCGTGATCCTAATTTTCAGAATCAACCAAGGGGAAAAACTTTTCCTATCCGTAAGGTTGTAACTTCACGATTTGAACATGGGCGTATTCTTGAAGTGGACTTTGCACAATTAGAATTTAGAACAGCTGTTTTTTTAGCACAGGATAAACAAGGAATAGAAGATATAAAAAATAAAATTGATGTCCATCAATATACTGCAGATATAATTGGTGTATCAAGACAGGATGCAAAGGCCCATACCTTTAAGCCTTTATATGGTGGTGTCACAGGAACGGAAGAAGAGAAAAGATATTATAGAAAATTTGCTGATAAATATAAAGGTATTACTAAGTGGCATGAGCGATTGCAGAACGAAGCCATTGAATTGAAACGAATTAAGGTACCTACTGGAAGGGAATATAGATTTCCTTATGCTGAAAGAATGCCTTGGGGTGGATCAAGTTACAGTACACAAATAAAAAATTACCCAGTACAAGGATTTGCAACAGCAGACATTGTACCATTGGCTTGTATAAAAATATATAAACTAATGAAAGAACAAAAAGTAAAGAGTCTACTTATTAATACAGTCCATGATTCTATTGTAGCTGATGTCTATCCTGGCGAAGAAACTATAATGAGTAAAATATTTAAACAGGGTACGGCTTCTGTAATACCTGCATTGAAAGAATACTATGGAATTAATTTTAATATTCCTCTTGACACGGATCTTAAAATGGGATATGACTGGCTGGATATGAAGGAGATTAAATAATAATATGACAAAGGAAATAAGAGATATGTATTTTTTTAAAGAAGATGTTGGAAAGCATATCTATAAAGTCACACAACACGTCCCATTAAAAATTGTACAATATGTTAAAGTTGATAAGTCAGGTAATGAGAGCACCGTGTTTAATAAGTGGCTGGATAAGGGTGGTATTGATCATTCTGAATTTTCGAAAACTGAATATGTTGATAAAATAATAGCGAATGATTATAATGAAATTACAACAGAAATTTTTGATACTGTTGGTAGTGGTGATCATTACATTGATTATGTTGGGGAGATTATTGCCAACGAAGATGATAATGAGAAAGATGAAAATGGCAAATCGTTAGATGATACTTGGACGAGTTATGAATTGGATACTTTGGCATCATCTCCTGAGTATAAATTAAAACCTTAGCTGAAGAAGAAATGGATTCCCATAAGCACTGGACTAAAAATCTTTATGAAATTAAGCCTGGAGTATGGGTACCAAAAAATAATACGCGTGGCCCATTAGATCTTGAGCAAC